TTAAGTTATCAGTGAAGGGTGAAGACAATAATGTGCGAGGATTCAAGACGGCAGGGGAAATGACGGCCGACATGCTCGCCGCGAATGTTCCAGTTGTTGCGACGCAAGTGGAACAAGCAGCCGCATCACCTCCCCCCGCTTGGATGAATGCGACGGCGCCCGCACCTGCGCCACCTGTCTATGCTCCCGCACCTGCGCCGTTACCCACCGCATCCGTTCAACAAGCGCCACCTGTCTATGCGCAGCAACAAGCACCGCCAGCAGACGTTCAAGCGCAGCACCCTTATCAGGAACCGGTAAGTGAATTTGCTGCTCCCGTCACCGCTGTTGCCCCGCCCGTCGCTGTCGCATTGCCTGACGCTCAGCCCGCCGCTGCCGTTGCACCTCCCGTTGCGGATGTCGCAGAAAAACCAGCCTGGTTGTAAATAGTTGGCCTTGGTCCTGGCGCCGTTAAACACGACCTGACTGCTAGGAAAGACTAGCACTTACTACTACCTTATATTATGCCAGCGCAATATAGCAAGGCATGGTGGAATCATCATGACAAGCCAATGTCTCAAATTTACCTTCATCCAAAACCAATGACTTACTCTACAGTGATAACTAAGGACAACCCACATTTCAACACAGACGGTACTATCAAGCCCGGTTAACGTTATGGTGGACCTAGACAAATTAGCCGAGGCGCTGGACGCTGCCTCGCTCGCGCTATTCGACGACAGCGACAAGAAAACACGTCCACACCTTGGTTGTTCAGTTCTCGGTAACGAATGCCACCGTGCCGTTTGGTTCTCTTACCGTAAGGTCCAGCCCAAGAACATATTTCCACCTAGAATACTTCGCCTATTCAATCGCGGTCACCTTGAAGAGATCAGAATTGAGAAATTGCTTCTCGCCGCTGGATTCGAATTGATACGAGCGGACGACAAGGACCATTCCGTTCAACATAAGGTAAAGGCTTTAGGTGGGCATTTCGCCGGCAGCATGGATTTCGTTGTCAGGGGTCTCCCAGGGGACGAGCTCGGTTATTATATGATGGAGGCGAAGACTCATAATAAGAAACGTTTCGACGAACTAGTTAAGAATGGGATCTCTTCACAGAATCATAAGCACATGGTTCAGTCTCAGTTATACATGCACTTGAGTGGTCTTAAGCAGACGGTATACTTCGCTGTTTGTAAGGATGACGATAGGATCTGGATGGAAGTTATCAATTACAACGAGATGCTAGCGAATATGTTGGTTGAGAAAGCTGATAATATCATCCGAGCGAATGGCGGGGTGCCGGGAATTTCCAAACGCCCTGGATGGTATGCGTGTAAATTCTGCGACTTCACCGACTTCTGTTTCAATCGTGCGATCCCCGCCCGATCATGTCGCACATGTGTCCATTCGTCGCCCATCATGACAGGTACAGAGGGCGAATGGTCGTGCCATTACAATCTCCCGGCTGCGTCGCAAGAACGCGGATTGTCGAGCTGCCAGGGGTGGTTGCCGAATCCTGCCACGATGCCCGGGCGCGATCTCACGGCGACGATACATCCTACCAATCCAGATAAGTCAATGATAACTGAACGTTATCCGGACGGTGACATCTATGAGTATAAACCTTATCTGGATGAGAAAGAGATCCCAGCGTGAAACTTCGCCCATATCAATCATCAGGGGTGACTGCCATTTATGATTTCTTTCGCAATCATGATGACGGAAATCCCATCCTAGCGTTGCCCACCGGTACAGGGAAATCGGTAATCATTGGTGACTTTATGAAGAGGGCAATGAGATGGCCCGGGCAGAAGATAATGATGCTTACCCATGTCAAAGAGCTCGTTCAACAGAACCATAAGGCACTACTCACCATGTGGCCACAAGCGCCAGCGGGAATCTACAGTGCTGGCCTCAAGAAACGCCAATTCCTTCAACCGATCATTTGTGCAGGAATCGCGTCCGTTGCTAAGAAGGCTGAATTGTTTGGAAAGGTTGATCTTATCATTATTGACGAGTGTCACCTTGTGTCACCTAGCGGGACAACTATGTATCGTAAGTTTATTGGTGATCTACTAGAGGTTAATCCTAAGCTTAGGGTGATCGGATTTTCCGCGACTCCCTATCGCATGAAAGGCGGTGCGCTGACCGGTGACGAAAGCGGATTGTTTTCTCATGTCTGCTATGATCTTACGTCTATGGAAGAGTTCAACAAACTCATAGATGACGGGTGGTTGGCAACACTCGTCCCTAAGAGAACGGACGCAAATATTGACGTTACTGGTGTAAAGACTGCTAACGGCGACTTCGTGCAGGCATCACTCCAAGCGGCGTGCGACAAGGAAGAATTGACAAGGCGGGCGGTGAGCGAAATGATTGAGCTCGGTAGTGATCGGAAGCATTGGTTGATCTTTGCCTCTGGTGTCCAACATGCTGACCACATTGCCGAAGAGCTTACCGCCCGTGGAATACCAGCTGCCTCCGTCCATTCCAAGATGACTGAAGATCGGGACGAGGTAATCAAAGCTTTCAAGTCTGGTAGATTTCGAGCTGTAGTAAATAATAACGTTCTCACAACTGGTTTTGATTTCCCCGCCATTGATATGATTGGCATGCTACGGCCAACGCGGTCCCCCTCCCTCTGGGTGCAAATGCTAGGGAGGGGGACCAGACCGTTTAAGGATAAGAAGAATTGTCTAGTACTTGACTTTGCTAAAAACACTGCCCGCCTCGGTCCTATCAATGATCCTGTCCTACCAACAAAGAGAAAGAAGGGCGGGATCGGTGGCGCGCCAATTCGCACATGTCAAGAATGCGAAACCATTTGCCATATCAGTCTTAAAGAGTGCCCAGAATGTGGACACGAATTCCCGCCGCCCGCTATCGCGCTCGAAGCCCATGCCGGCACTGACGAGCTGATAGCGCGCCCGACCGCTCCCAGAACTGAGAATTACATTGTGGACCGCATGGTTGCGACTAAGCACATTTCGAGGGCTGGAGGCATCTCATTAAAGATCAGTTATTGGTGTGGTCTCCAGACGTTTAACGAATGGATACATCTTGAGAGTTCGAAATGGCGCGGAAAGGCAGAAGCTTGGTGGGGGAGAATGAGCGGTGAGGATTGCCCCGCGACCGTTGATGAAGCATTATTACTGGCTGACTTCCTTGTCAAACCTGAGAAAATTCAGGTTTTCTTCTCGGGTGATTATCCCGAGGTACGGGATCGTTATTTCGATGGCGATCTAACTCTCAATAATTCATCCCCTTTCTGAGAAATGTTTGCAATTAGAGTTGCGTCTCATTCTCGACCGTGGTATCAATGGGGGAACCTAAACACCAACTTATTATGTCAGCCATTACCCCACCTCGCAATCCTGAGAGCCTTAGCGCGTCCATTTGGGCAGCTTGTGATAAATTGTATAAAGCCGGCAAGGGCAAGATCGACCGCGGGCTTGTGCTCGCTGCTTGCCCTGAGTACGACAAAGGAACCGTTTCAACGCAGTATCAACGCTGGCGTGTTTACAACGGTCTCGCAACCGTGCGAGGGCCCCGCAAAGAAGGCAGCGCAAAGCCAGGTCCCAAGCCAGGCACACCCCGCACGGTCGCCGGCAAGAAGCCTACCGCTAAGAAGAAGGCTCCCAAAGCTAAAAAGAAAGCAACCGCTAAAAAGCGAGCTCCGCGCAAAGCCAAGGCCGCTTAAACGGATAGGTACACTACGAGTACTTACATTCAATAAAAGGCTCAAGCAGTTATAGTCTTGGGCCTTTTATTATACCTAGAAATAACCAATAAACAAGTAGAGATATGAAATCAGTAGTAGTATATAGCGGTGGGCAAGATAGCACCACCTGTTTAGTATCGGAGTTAGATATCGGATATGACGTTACAGCGATCAGTTTTGATTATGGGCAACAGCATGACGTTGAGCTCGAAGCCGCGTCCAACATTTGCGACTTGCTCGGTGTTGAGCACAAAGTAGTTAAGATCCAGTTACCGGACATGAACAGTGCTCTTCTCAAATCTGAGGAGACGTTGGACGTCCTTGATGCCTCACCGATTGACACCGAGCTCCCAGCATCATTCGTCCCCGGGCGAAATGCTATGTTCTTGTCGATTGCTTATGGCTATGCAATGGCAATCGGAGCGGAACGGATAGTTACAGGGGTGTGTGAAACTGACTACTCAGGTTATCCCGATTGTCGCCAGCTCTTCATCGAAAGACTACAGCGTGCTCTTCAGTACGCTTATGGGAAGGGTGAGATCGTTACCCCGCTCATGAATAAGACAAAGGCGGAGACGTTCGCCATGGCTTACGCAACTGATGGGCTGCTATTCGCGCTTTGTTCGAGAACGTGCTATCGTGGCCACACAAATGAGCATCCTTACCCCTGGGGACACGGCTGCAATGATTGCCCATCGTGTGAGATCAGGAAAGACGGATGGATCCAGTTTCTTGACGGGCTCCCAGGGGAAGTCCTTTCCAAAGTCGAAAGGTTAAGTCGCTACTTCATGGAGCATGGCGAGAATTGCGTACCTGTTTATGGTTCACACATCCTAGGTAGTCCAATAGCATGATAGTCGCCAGCCGTTACCATGATATTTGTGCGGGTCACCGTGTAGTCGGGCACGAAGGCAAATGCCGTCACCTGCACGGGCATAATTACCGGATCACATTCGCCGTCCAGGCAACAGAGCTCGATAGTATAGGAAGGGTCTTGGATTTTTCCGTCATCAAGTCTCTGCTTTGCGAATGGCTTGAGCGGAAGTGGGATCATAAGATGTTGATATGGAAGGATGATCCCATGCTCAATCAACTTCTCAATATTGATGGAGCGGGAATTTACATCACCAACTTCAACCCGACGGCTGAGAACATGGGTTTGTTTCTCTTAGAATCAATCGGACCTAAACTTCTTCCAGACAACGCTAAGTTGGTACAGGTAGAGGTCTCAGAAACGAGAAAATGTTCTGCCATTGTTACCTTGTAATTCAATCAATAACCATTTATGCTACACACAATGAGTACCGAGAATCGAAAGCGCGAGATCACCGAGCATCTGCGCAAAGTATTAGAATTGATGGGCGAGGACCCCGACCGAGACGGGATCATCGAAACGCCGCAACGCTGGGCAAAGTCTTTATTAGACATTGTTAAAGGGAAATCGGAGGATCCGAGAAAGCACCTCAAGATGTTTCCGAATGAGGGATATGAAGATGTAGTGGAGATTACTAAGATCCCATTCTACTCAACATGTGAGCACCATATCCTGCCATTCTTCGGCACAGTGAATATCGCTTATGTCCCAGCAGTTGACGTTCTCGGTTTGTCCAAATTCGCTCGCATTGTTGATGTGTTCGCTCGCCAGTTGCAAACACAAGAATACCTTACCAAGGGCCTGCACGAATTCTTCTTTGAGAACCTTAGTGAGCACTGTGTGGTGCAGATCAAGGCTGAGCATGCTTGTGTTTGTTCGCGCGGCGTCATGAAAGAAGGGGTAGAAACCGTTACGCGGATCAATACTATTCCGAGAAATTACTGTTTCGGATTTAACCATTGTAAGGACTAGGTGAAGGTCTACGCTGCCGGTGTTTACGCTTCGGGTTATGGTCCAGGCTTCGGGATGTTCAACAAACTTACCGAAGAACGGCAGCTCTTCGGATTGCGTCTTATGCGCGATAAGTTGAGCATCCTGGAGTCTTACCATTACATGAAACCGAAGTTTGCCGCAACAATGCGAGAGCAGGGCCACAAGATATTTCTTGACTCCGGTGCTTTCTCAGCATTCAGCTTAGGAACAGTTATCAATATTGACGATTATGCCAAATATATTCATGAGCACTGGGATATTATCGACGTTGCTTCTGTGCTTGATGCCGTCGGCGATCCCCGCGCCACCTATGAGAATCAGCGCAACCTTGAGAGTTTGGATTGCCCCGTGCTCCCCTGTTTTCACTTCGGTGAGGATCTCAAATGGTTGTCGTACTACCTTGACAACTACGAACATTTCACAATTGGTGGAATGGTGCCTATCGGAAATGCCTCTCTACGGAAGTGGCTTGATAGAATTTGGAGATCTCATCTTTGCGACTCATCTGGCGCTTCTCGCGCAAGGGTGCACGGTTTCGGACTCACAAGTCTTGATCTCATCAACCGATACCCCTGGTACTCAGTCGACTCAACGCGCTGGATCATGCAAGCCGCTTATGGGGCAATGCTCCACCCCTCCTTCGGTCCACAACTATATATCACTGTCTCAGATGAATCACCACAAGTTAAACGGAAAGGCGCGTCCTACCATTCGCGGACGCCTTCCGAGAAAGCAGCGATCAGAGCAATTCTCAAATCTGAAGGGTTCCGAGTAGAAGATTTACAAACAATCAATGCTTACCGAGGCCTGTTTAATTTGGTATGCTTTACAAGATTGGAAGAGATATTAAAGATTGAAACAGTAACGGAAACAGGAGCAGACTTATTTGAATGATGAAAGATCCAGTTATGGTAAATTGTGAGGTATGCGGACTATCGACCGCTGTGAGCCCTGACGGCAAACATTGCACAGAGCATGCTTTTCAGGAAGAGAAGAAACCCACCAAGAAGAAAAGGGCAAGGAAGCCAAAGTGCCCAGGATGCAAACGGGTGACTTGTAAATGCCCGCCGAAGGATATCGGAGAAGACCTCAAGGCAGCCCCCGCACATGATACAACGTTGTCCGACGCCTTCGCCTTTCTCAAATCTGCGATCCAGGAAAGCGACCTGGTCCCATTACTGAGCTCAGTACTTGTCAAGCAAGGGCGAATATCGGCATGGAATGGGGAGATGCGTCTCAGCGCCCGCGTGCCGCTCGATATTGAGGGCACGCCATCGGGCACTGTGTTCTTGAAGGCAATCCATGCGCTCCCTTGCATAAATACGATAATTGACAACGGGGAAACCTGGGAGATTCGGGGCGGCAATTCATGCGTCAACGTGCCGATTGTGGCCACAATGGGGGCCGTTATGCCTGATCCTGACGGCGACATTGCCCCGCTCAATGAAACGTCGGGTGTGGCGTTCGTGGAGGCATGTCGCCGGCTCGCACCGTTGATTGGCAAAGATGCGTCTCGCCCATGGGCGCAATGTCTCAAACTTGAGAAAGGGATGGCGATGGTGACAAACAACGTCATCTTAATTCAATCGTGGCTTGACTTTCCGTTCCCCGACCGTGCCTTGCAAATTCCCGTTGCCGCTGTCACTGAGCTCGCACGAATCAAGACGCCTCCCGATCATGTGCAGGTCGGCGAGACTACAGTGACGTTTCACTGGAGGAAGGAAGATCGTTATTTGATGACTCAGGTTATCAAAACTGATTGGCCAGATATTGAGCCCGTATTTGAGCGCGTTGACTGGGCCGCCGATCCCGAGCTGCCCGCCTCTCAATTCTGGGAGGCCCTTGAAATCACACAGCGGTTTACTACAGCGCCTTTACATTCGGTCCGCTGGGATGGGCAAACGATTGAAGGCGGCGAAGCGAGTGTGGACAATGTCGGTTGTAATAAATCGGCGCCGGGGGAGTTCAGTGCTCGTCAGATGTTGTTATTAGAAAAATTCGAAGACCTCAAACTGTATCCTACCGGTGACGTTATTGGTTTCCGGAGCGAGCTCATGAGGGGAATTATGCAAACTTATAGAATGAAATGAATACAAGCAATACAAGGTGGTACTACAGAACCAGAAGAGTTGTAAATGTCGCAATTTGGATTCTTACGGTTGCAATGGTAGCAGTATGGGCTATCGTGTTAAACGAATTACTACGGAACTAAATTATGCCAAGATCAAGTCACAATGCCAAGCGAATCGTTTACCAGGGGAATACCTATAATCAAAGGCAATTCTCAGATCTGATCGGAGTATCAGAGTCGGTAATCTCAACAAAACTATCAAGGGGGATGACCCCGGATGAGATAGTTTTGTCAACAATAAAGAAACCCGACCGAATTGAGTGGGCTTTCTATTATAAGGTTGACGGAAGGGAGCAGAAGAGGGTAGCAACTCTTAAGGAGTGGGCGGACGAATTACACGTTGATCCCCGCTTGCTTAAGACAAGGAGAACTTACATGATGGAGAAAGGCGTGGGAAGCAAATACGCGGCGACACAAGCATTAAAGCAACTTTACAAGGACAGGCATGGTAGTTAGAATGCTTTGCGTAGGAGGTCCGTTATTCGGGCGCTACGTTGCAGTGAGCGCGCTTGCCGTCATGTGCCAAAGTTCGGTTCTCATCCCTGAGACCGGTGACCGTTACTTTATGAAGAAGTTTAAAGGTCGAAAGTATCTTAGCCATGCGAGATGACTCCTTTGGTTTATTCTGGGAAGACGTTGAACGGGTAAGTACAAGGGGCGCAAAGCGCGAGCTCTTCACAACACCCATGCCCGCCGTGCCAGAGACGGGATGGGTCACCCCGACAACGTTCCCAGAATTGAGAAACGGAAAAAGCCTATGTGTCGACCTTGAAACTTATGATCCTGAGCTCAAGAAATTTGGCCCGGGCTGGGCACGGGGCAGCGGCCACGTTCTCGGTATTGCGATAGGATGGGAAGGCGGTAGTGAGTACTACCCTATCGGTCACGAAATTTGCCCGGAAGAGAATTGTGATCGCGAGCACGTAATCTTATGGTTACAAGAGCAATTGTCTAATCCCGATCAAGCGAAGTTAGGCGCCAATCTCATGTATGATATGGGATGGCTCCGTTCTCTCGGAATTGAGATGAAAGGCAAATGCTATGATGTCCAGTATGCGGAGGCATTGATTGACGAACATGCTCACGTTGGCCTAAACTTCTTAAGTTATAAATATCTCGGAAAGAAGAAAAGAGATGACGTAGTAGATGAGTGGCTTCGCAAATGGTCAGGAAGTAGTAAACAAGACCTCCGGGAATATTTATACAAGGCACCACCATCACTGGTTGCTGACTATGCCAAAGGCGACGTTGACCTCCCGCGTGAAATTATGGCTGCTCAATACCCGTGGCTAGTCAAGTTTGGTTTAACGGATCTATTTGAGATGGAGTGCGCGCTCATGCCGCTATTCATAGCGATGCGCGAGAAAGGGGTGAGAATCGACTTGGACAAAGCCGAGCAAGCAAAGGAAGAATTGCAGAAGAGGGAAGATGTTGAGAGGGAGAAGATAAAGCACTGGGCGGGATTCGAAGTCAACACTAATTCCGCTCGCGATCTTGCGAGAGCATTCGACAAGCTTGGGCTGCCCTATGGCACGACCGACAAGGGGAACCCGTCAATCGACAAAGCAGCCCTCAGCGCAATCGACCACCCGTTTACTAAAACCGTAATAGAAGCAAAGCAGTATGCTAAGGCTCGCTCCGTGTTTGTTCAAGCATACTTAATAGACGCAAACGTTGACGGTATGGTGTATGGGCAATTTCACGCTTTGCGAGGAGACGAAGGCGGGACGCGGTCGGGGCGCATGTCTGCGAGCACACCGAATCTTCAGAACATTCCTGCACGGGATGAATTCATTGGCCCATTGATCCGAGGGTTATTTGTTCCAGATGTTGACCATCGCTGGTGGCGTAGGTATGACTTCAGCCAGATTGAATATCGCTTCTTGGCACATTTCGCCGAAGGCCCAGGATCAGACAAACTTAGGGATCAGTACCGAAAGGATCCAAACACTGACTATCATGAATTCACGCAATTACTGATCCAGGAAGTAACGGGCGCGGACATCGGAAGGAAGGCGACCAAGAACATCAACTTTGGTTTAGTTTACGGGATGAGTCAATTCCGCATGGCGACCAATCTCGGCCTAGACAACAAGACCGGAAAGGAATTGTTTAGTAATTATCACAATGCTTTGCCATTCGTATCATACACAATGGACAGAGCAATGGAACGTGCAGCAGCGGAAGGTGTGGCCACAACCGTACTAGGTCGCCGATCTCAATTTGACAGATTCATCCCGAGCGGGCGAGATGGGCGCAAAGCATTTCCCTTACCTTGGAAGCAAGCGGTCGCTAAATATGGCAACAATGTTGAACGCGCAATGTTGCATAAAGCACTCAACCGGATGCTTCAAGGATCGGCAGCTGATCAGTTGAAGGTAGGGATGTTGAAATGCTGGAAGGATGGGATCTTTGATATTACGGGCGTCCCCCGCCTCACTGTTCACGATGAACTAGATTTCTCCGATCCTGGGGTACCTGAGGCTGCTTGGAAGGAGATGCAACATATCATGGAATCCGCACTACCGATTCGCGTGCCCGTCATCATGGACAGCGAGCGGGGGGATTCATGGGGGACATGTGTGAAGTATTAGCGCGTCGCATACGCCGGATGGATAAGGCCATCTATCCCGTACTTCTTGGGAGGGGCGTCCTCCCAGCACGGCTGACCGTCAATGATTCCGAGATATTTATATTCCGGATATTTCATGTTTAGCGGATAGACGATTTCTGTCCTGATAGATTGGATTACTTTTCCGTCCGAGTCATCTATCACCTGGATCGGATACTTAAGTTTTAGTTTAGATCCGACATTGTGAAGCTGAATCATCTCAAGCAGCGCATCCGACAGCTGCGCCCATCGCTGCTCACGATTAGACACGCCATTTGCCCTGGAGATCCAATCGCCATCCCCATCTAATAATCTGTACCGTTTCATTATTAATCCCCTCCGTTGGTAAGAAAGTCGCGGAGCTCTTTAAGTCTGCTGACCGCTTCGGCAGCGGTGCCTATGTCTCCCCAGTGAAGATCCTCGGCGTCGGCATCTTTCAGCGCGAGAAAACATCCTGCGATCTCGTCAAGCAAAGTTGTGCTTTCCTCTTCGAGTTGAATCATTCGTTTGGCGATTGGTGTGCTTGTAGCGTTCATTGTAAATCATTATCCCACATGTCATGGGGGAGTCAACTAAATGATGCAACAAAGTTTAGGCACTTAAGTTGAGCAGGTTTAGTCGTGAAAATAAAGTAAACGATTGAGTTGACGGGATGACTAAATTGCCTTATCGTTGATTCATGGACATCAACGCTAACGACAAGATCATCCTAGAAGCAATTGACGGGATGAAAGATGAGACAGAAAAGCAAAACCTGAAACTCGCTTTGAAATCATTGCGGGATGCACGCCTCCGAATTGACAATGCTATTATGAATTGCGATTGGATTCCCGTCGCAATGGAATTGACCGAATTGCTCGAAACGTTGCAAGGGAAAAATAATGACTGAATTCAGTTGCCCTCGTCCTCATCCCATGTAATGTGTGGTGAGGACGAGACGGTAGGTTTCATTTGGGACAAGGTGACAATTCAGTTGCCCCCCGAAATCCAAGACCTAGAAACTACCATGACAACGAAACAAGTTGAAGTCCTCGAACAGCAAGCCGAATTAGCAATCCGTGCAGCAGCAGCAACCGAGAAATTTACGATTGCAATGCAGCGCATGACGTTGATTGAAAGCAGCGCAGCAGCCGCCCGCGCTTCAATTCAATCGACAACGCTTGAGGCTGAAACGTCCTGCGAGATGCTTGATGAATCTCGTGATGGGATTGCCCCGTCGCAAGCATTCGGTCGGTTGATCGCAGGTGAGGGCTGGAAGTAATCTCCCCCGCTCGATTGGTCACCTCTGGAAACGGAGGTGGCCTTTCCTGGTGAACACATTCATAATTTCACCGCATGGTAGCGGGGTCCATAGGGGGATGGGTTAGTTGAGTTTCCCATCCCCCGCTCCCACCATTCAACATCAATTCAATAGCCATGAGCAGCAACGATCTCACACCGCAAACTAAATGGGAGGAGTACTCTTTAACCGATCTCATTGAGCTGGCCGAGGAAGACAATATTATTTGTACTACGGCTGAGGATGTCATCCAGTACCTTCGCCTATCAACGGACAGTTATTTCGAACAGCTGGACGCTAATACGTTTAAAGTTCTCTTCGCTTAACATGGACATTTCAAATACCTACACTGTCAAGTATCGCAACCAGTCAGGGGATGTTATCACACTGAAACCTGTTTACTATCTGCTTGACGCGATTGCCGCCGCCAACGAGCTGGCAGCAAAGCATGAAGTCCAACTAATGGTGAATGGCGCCCATGTGACTGGGGTCGACTTTTCATCAAATAAATAGTTGCTCTCAACTCAGGGTGTGCGATAATTCGGGATGGACATTTCAATTGAATTCGCCCCGACCGCTTCGCAGGGGGTCACCGTCGCATCCTATAGGGGGTGGGCAATTTATCATTGCGAGCGTCAGGGGTACTGGGCAAACGGGATGCGCCGTCGCCCGACGAAACAGCAGCCCCGCACGGGATACGCAACATTGAAGAAAGCATGCCAATGCGTTGATAAGCGCCTGGTGGAAGAATTCAACCGGGACGAACCAAACCGCTGGCCGACGCTGTAAGTGGGAACTATTCCCGGGGAGAAATAGTTGACCTTTTAAGTTGACTAATTCCCCCGGGCGTGCTATATTCGTTTGCAATGATCAACCTGTTCTTCTTCACCGAAACCAATCGCCGCCCATGGGCCGAGCATGTCGCTCGCGGGGCACGATGCCTGACGGTCGACAGCGACGCAACGTCCTTGAGTGGGCTGCTCGCGCTCGCGCCCAAGGGATCGGCTCGCTCAGGTGTGTTTGAGATTCAAACAGATGAAGGCATTTGGTCACGCGTTGACGGTCGGCAATTCGGTCGCCTCAACAAATTAAACGCAACATTCAAAACTTGGGAACAATTAGAAAACAATGAAGCTTAAAGTTAAATTCAACGATAACGAAGGATATGAGCATGCCGAAGTTTATCCCCTGCTCGACATTTCAGATCAGGAACTGGGCATGATTGCCACACAATTCACGCTCGCGCTCGCCCGCGAAACTTTCGAAGAAGTGCCGATTCATGTGATCTCCCAGGAGGTAAGATCACTGTTCCGCCTTATTCGGGATGGATACGATTGTCAATCCCAGCCATGTATCTTCAATGGTCAGGGTCGCTTCGAATATTACATCCTGGACGTTACTACTGAAACCAAATATCAACTCCAAACCGCCCAAGCATAATGCCCGACAAGAATCTCATCCGTCCATTAACTCAAACCGAAGCATGGGAGGACGCGTACTATCACTCAGCGGCGGAAGCAGCTGGGGAGGACATTAGCAATCCCGCTTTAATTAACTGGGAGCCGTATCGTAAGCAACTCGAAGATATCAAGGTGATTGCTAAAGGTCTCCTGGATATCGAGACACTCGAAACAAGGCAGGCCGATAGTTTGGATTTCCATGAAGTCTCTGTGTGGGGAGTTCGAGCGGCACTTAGTATTGCATATGAGGCAGGCAAACAATCAAAGAAATGAAGCGACCAAAAGTAGGTACCTTTAGTGCCCTGGTATGGGATCGCGCCGACCTGGGGGCAACGCCCGTTGAGATCCAAACGGAGATTGGCGGGAACATGTCAACAATCAAGACGCAGTACTCAAGATGGAAGGCATGTGGCCACAATCAATCCCCCGCACGGCCGAGCGTCGTTGAGCATGCCGACGTTTCGAGCGCGGGCTGCCCTGTCGTCCCATATGAGGGGAAAGACGCGGTCACCGTCCTTGTGTTCGCTCACGGGCAAGATGGGTCATATTCCCACCTCACCGACACGGTCACGTTGCCCGAGGATGACGTTGCCGATTTCGTCGGGGCGCGAGCCCTTGAAAATAAATTCTGTGAGATCGACTAAATGTAGTTGACTATTGGTTGAGGCATGATACAATGGGGTATGCTCATCTTCATCATCTCAGTCGTCCTGACCTTCACATTGGTCGTCACCGTCATTCAAGATATTGTAAACATCTAACCGCCATGAGAATCTTAGTAGTCCTCGCCATTGTTGCCCTCGCCCTAGCGGGGGCTGCTCACCTCGCAACACCAATACTAAACACCATCACCCGACTACCATGAAAGCCAAAACACTATCAGAATTAGACGTCGCCGTTGAAAGGCTCCAGGAGGAAGTATCACGCCTCGCCGCTCAATGGGAAGCGGAGGGAAGTGGTTGCTCGCCCGAGCAATTCAACGACCTCCTAGATTTCAACGACCAAAGAATTTGGGGCATCTCCCATCTCTTCCTCCAGGTAAACAATGGGGGGATTCAGCAATGGATTGACAACGGGTACTGGACGTTGGAGATCAGCGCATACTTGAAGTCACTGGATGAGAAAGATCTTGCCTCGGAGATTGACTCGCTCGTTAAACAATACAGCGAGATCGAAGTTGAACTCCATCATGAGGACTTACAATCCCCTGAATCCCTCGCATGGGATGACCGCTCAGATGAGTTTGACGGTGATTTCTACAACGGGATCGGCGACGCGCTCATTATTAAACTGGCATCAACAATCAAGAAATAACATGAATCTAGATAACCTTATAAACGAGCTCATGGTGAAACACCCTAAGGCCCGTAGGATCGCCGTCTCCAACTTTGTTTCGTCCGTTGACCTCAAGGCACCGGTGATGGAAACCAATCTCAACCTGGAGGCGGACGCTGCCTGTTACTGCTGGAACCAATCAACAGTGATGGCAATCCGCGAAGGCGTCCAAGCAAGGCGGGAGGCATCATCAACCCGTGGAAACTAAACTCGACAGGCAAATAGTGCTTGCCTGCCAAATCATATTAGCAACAAGCTTCGCCATCTCAGCTGGGGTGGTGGGCTTCGTTGCTTACCAACTACTGTTCGTATAATGTTTGACTTACTAAAAACCTACCTGATCTTTACCACGCTGATTTATGCAGGTATCGGCATGTTCACCGCCCTCGACCGCGACCTGAGGCGGGGCACGCGTTGCATTGTGGGGGGATCAATGCTCGTGCTCGCGTCAATGGGCGCCGCTGTGTTCGTTCGTTATTATTTGCCCGACCTGATCCCCTGAAATAAAAATAAAAATAATACCCCCTTTAGTTGACACATGACTAAAACCATGGTATATTCAATTGCAGTCGGGCAGCAGCCGACACTAAACAACAAGCCGGTCAAGGACGCGACCATAAGGCGCCCCGGGTTCAAAAGTTCTTCCCCATAAAGGAACTAAGCGGAAAAGACCGGCGGACAGGTCGACGAAGGAGATTCGGAAACACCAGCGAAGGGCGGTCAGCAATGATCGCCCTTTCTTATGCCCTGACATCCCGCACAAATAATAGTTGACTTATTGTCGAACTATGGGACATTACTATATGGACGACGCTACAGTTGAACTCATTATGCAGCTCGAAGCTGCCCTCTTCATTCTCTCCGGTGAGTATGAGGAAGCCCACAACATCACTGGACGCTTACAAACGGGTGAGCTTTACGATTCGGTAGAGGAGCAGGATTCGAGAAATCGCATTGTGTCCCATCCGAAGCGGGGAGCAATATTAGCAATCGCTCGTTGCTAGGAAACTTTAACCAGCACTAGTTGGTTCTGAAATCAGTGCGGGGGGCAATGACGCTCCCCGCACTTTATTTGTGCCTGGTGGTCAGCTCAAAAGCTTCTTCTTCAGGATAATCACCTCGGCCGCAAACCTGCGCTCAAGGTGATTGATCGCGTCCAACGTTGCAGCGTTGGCGGCATGTGTGGCCACATGTTCGATCTTTGCCCCGCCCAGGGGGGTCTTGTCGGTGCGGGGCGAAAGCTTCAGGAAACGAACGACAGCGAGCGCAACGGCGGCAGCATACGCTTCGACCTTCTGGTGCATAACTGCACATTCACCTTGGTTAGTAATAAAGCCAAATTCGAATAAGGCAGCCGGTGCCTTTGTGTGTCTGAGGACTGCAAAGTTCGCTTCCTTATCTACATCCCCGTCCGACATGTCAACGCGTCTGCGCTGTGTGGTAATATCACTGACCTCTTCGAATAGTAAGGAAGCCAGATCGTCCGCCTTTGTATCTCCTTTGGTTGTGAAGACTTCAATACCGTTTGCATGGACGTTATCGGAAGCATTCGCATGAAACGAAATAAAGGCTTCCGTCTTTCTAGCGTTTGCAAACTTCGCACGTCCGGTAAGGGTAACGAATGTATCGGTGTCCCTTGTAAGCAACGGAAGGCAATGATATTTCTGTAGCGCTCTTTGAGTGGCCAAGCTAATCGCCAAGACTAAAGCAGCTTCAGTTTTCCCGTGCCCCACCGCGCCCGAATCATGACCGCCATGTCCAGGGTCTAGAACTATTACCGGTTCATCACTCATTACTTTATGGATTGAATTCCGTTCCGGACGAACATTGCAAGCAGAGCAGTTACTACAATGTTTACAGTTTCCATGGTCGAGGCTTCGCCTGTCCATGCTGCTAAGGCTGCCCCGACAATCGCCAGGATTCCAGTTGCATAAGTTTTCTTGCCTTTCATGGTGAGCTTAGATTTCGGATTTCTTGAAGAACGCTTTCCGACATTTGCTTGATGCCGGTCAGCTGCCCGCGAAGTTCTCCTACGTCTTCGGTGAGTGTTAATACTTGTTTAGCGGATTCATCATGCTGAGTTTCGCAATGACTGAGTTTTTCTTCTGTCTGCTTATTCTTCGAGAGAAACGATCTCCAGAGAATTCCTATCGCCGAGGTGAGCCCAAGCACTACAGCGCTCGCCCCGGCTACTATTTGAGCATCAGTTATAACCATTCCCCCCAGACGGTTACTGACTGTTAACTAGCTGATCGGCGATTGCATCTTGAACCATGATAGGCTCCAGCTCAATCCGTTTAGCATCGTAGTAACGTCGGTATGTGGTTCTCAACGCGTTGAATACTAAACTTACCCTGACAACGTGACCCTCAGAAACATTGTCCGCAAGGAAGGAAGCAAGGGCTGCGTCCAATGTGTCCGGGGTCAAATCTTTGGTCCGCACAATTTCAGACACGGCGAGCGCGTATGATTCGAATTGCGGGTTCTCAGAAACGACAAGCGCGAGACTCAGGTCTGTGAATCCCTCAAGAGCGATTTGCTGCCCTGGGGTAATGTCGTTTGTTTGGCATGAGGTGAAGGACAGGATGCCAATAAGGGCAACAGCCATGACTAGGTATGTTTGGATTACTTTCATTATGTGTTGGATTTAACTCACTAGAAGCATGGAGCAGCCCGCTTATAATTACAAGCCATATTTGAATTTGAAATACTTTGCTACTTGTTGACGTTCACCGGCCGCAAGGTAATGATCCATCACCATCATCTCACATAAATTTCCTGTAAATTCACTACCTGCTAAAGCATTAGATTTGCCAAGGACGCTGTTCGTTGTAGTCGCAGTATTGAGAGTAACATCATTTGTGGCCACAACCGAGCGATTGTCCCCGGCAACGAATGTGTCGGTATCGTCACTGATCGCATGGGAGCTCCCATCATTCCAGTGAACGTGAACCAATGTGAAACCTGCACCGATGGTGGTATTGAATGTTTGGTAATGAGTGCTCGAACCAATTACCCTTAGTTGACGTTCAAGACCTATTGCCCACATGGCACCGCTCGCAGGGGACGCCCCGTCCTGCATATCAAATATTACGTTCTCATTCTGAGCAGCTCCCGATACTCCGGAGCTCTTGAATACCAAATAAACCGACCTACTTTGCTGCCCCGTCATCAACTGAGGGATCAGCATATTATCATCCACACCGTCGAATACTACAGCTGGGTATCCGTTACCGCCATCCGTAGTATAGCCCGGGCGCTCGCCGGAGGTTGTTTGGAAAGCATCATTATCACTACCCCATTCATCTCTCCAGTGCTCAACGTTCCCGCTGCCATCAAGGGAGATGCCAAACTTAGCATCAAGGTGAAGAACAACATCTCCTGAATATGCGAGAACATCATAATCAAATCCATAGTAACCAGCTTGGTTTGGTGATTCACTCGGGTCCTCAAATGCTCTGGCAATGAGCTTTTCAGATTCGGCAACACTCGCTGTACCTGACTCAGTAAGATCCGCGTCTGGTCCTGACAGGTCCGACGTTGAAATTGAATCCCGCGAGCTCAGTACCGACCAGAAGATTCTAGCATTCAGTGACGTTGAAGTTAAGGCAACAGACAAGGGCCAATTGATCCCTCCCTTAGTAGCACCGGTTCCCGTTGTTCCGGCATCGGCGAAGTCTTCTACTCCTTCAGCGTTTTCTCGAATGCCGGTGAGCTCAGTCATTGGAAAGTAATGATCAAGACTTGTTAACTGTCCAGCACTCAATTCACTATACGCCATTGAATATCCAATGCCGCCAGCCTTATAGGTATCAAGAAAGGCATCCGATACTTCCGTTGACCATATAGCGATTGCACCGACCGCGCCGATAAGCGAGCTCGTTGTATCGTCAGCAGTGCCAACCGTTAAGTCAAGGGTTCCGTTCGCCACCCCTGAAACTAGTGGGCCCGCGGTCGTTGCTACAGCATATGACGAGTCCGCTGATTCTGCCCATAGGGACATTGTGTCCGTGCCATCATATCTAAGGACCAGAAGAACCCACTCGTCATTGGGCAACGTGGTCGCGACTTCGGCATTCCACACCGTGCCTGCACCGTCCCTAAGCGAAACGTTGGCGCGTTGCACCGTTGCGTTGCGTGTCATCAATGCGAATGTCGAACCGGCCCCTATCGCGCTGTCAGCTTGCGCAAACGCTGTCGCCCATGCGTCGCTGCTCCCGTCATCCCGCACCCATACTGCAATCGTGAAGCTGCCGCTTGAATAGTCGAAGTTGGCACTATCTGCCACCTCTAAACGTTGACCCACTCCATCCTCAAATAGGGCGGCGGGATTGACGGGCCCAGGGGTCCCAGGGTCGATTGTTAAGTCAACCGTAGGACCGCCGACTGATATTTCGTTGGCAGTGTTCGTTGCTTGATTGTCAAGCAAAGGATCCCAAGCATAAACATCCGGCCCATTCTCAGTCAGGTCGAATACTAGCCCGGGCATATCATCTACTACGCCAAGGGAGACGGTATCTACATAGAAAGGTTTCTCAACGAAGCCGAGGTATGAGATGGACAACTTAATGTTCTCCCCAGCTTGAACAGCAAAGGCGCGCATATTACAAGTCAGCCTGACCTTCTTCATCTTGCGTCCTCTCTCCAGATCAATCTTAGCAAGGCGTTGCGCTGTTTCACCGGTGATGGTAAATGGCAATTCCTTATCTACTATATGC